CGCCGATCAGCAGGATCGAGCACACACGGTCTTGGGTCGGGGCAGGCAGGGCCGGTGTTCCGGACAGCACGTAGCGACCCGTCTTGCGGATCGCCGGCAGCACCTCGTGGGTCACCCAGCGCTTGAAGCGCTTGGCCTCGGGCTTCCGGCTGCCGAGGACCAGGCTGTACAGCCCGGGCTCGTTGACGACGGTCATCTCCTGGTCGCCGCCAAGGGTCGGAATTGAATTCCGACCCTTCTCGTCGTCGTCCAACCGCGCGACTGCCTTGTGGGTGTCGGGCAGATGCAGGGCCGCGCAGACATCGGCTGCGACGAACCAGGGCTCGCCCTGGGCGTCGGTCACCACGCGGACTTGCCGGCCCTCGAAGTCGAATGGGATCAGTTCGGTGCTCATGGATCACTCCTCCGAGACGAGGGCCAGCCGGAACGTGGGCTTGCCGGGCTTGACGGTGCGGGCGGCATCGAACCCGGCGCGCAGTGCCGGCGGCCAGTTGGAAAAGCGCGATTCCGAGACGGCGTACTCGACGTCCAGGCAGTCCTCGACCTTCTCGCCGGCGGCGGCGATGCGCCGGGCGATGGCGGCCAGTTGCGCCTGGTCCCAGGACACGCGCTTCGGGACATCGACCGTCACGCGAAGCAGCCCGTCCTTCAGGTGCACGACGCCGAAGTCCTTGCCCGCCTCGAGGCGTGCAGCACGGGCCTGCTCGCCGTAGGCGGCCTCCAGCGCGGCGTCGAACTTCGCGCGGGCCTGCTTGAGCCAGGCGAGCGCTTCGTCCAGGTGGCGGCTGATCTCCGCCTTCTGGGCGGGCGGAAGCGCGGCGAGCTGGCCGACGGACATCGCGGCGATGTCGGCGGGGTAGAGGGTCAAATCGCTCATCGCATCCCCCTTCAGCGCGCCGCGCGCTCGGAGGTCGAGTCGTGCAGGGCGCCACGCTCGAACTCGATGACCGACTCCAGGGGGTAGCTGACGCGCTTGGACAGCTTCAGGTAGCGCGGGCCCCGCCCTTCGCTGCGCCAGCGCTGCAGGGTCTTGGGGCTCAGGCCCCAGCGCTGCGCGAGTTCGTTCTCGTTGAGGACCCGACGGTCGCCGGGAGACAGGCTGTTGATCGCATCGACCGGCGACCGGGGGATGGTGCTTGCCGTTGTCGGCATGGAAGCCTCCTATGACGCTGTTGAGGAACAGGTGTCATTGCAGGCTTCGGGTGGCGAACCTTGGAGGGACCGAATGGCGAACCACGCGGGAACTTCGGGTTCGCCAAAGTTCTCGCCGATACGAAAACGGCGGGCACAAGGCCCGCCGTCATGGTCGAGGATCAGTCAAGGACGGCTGTGCGTCACTCCGCCTGCAAGGCGGCGATCAAGGGGCAGCGCACCCGGCCGCGAATGGCATTGCAGCGCTGCACGAGCTCGGACAGCGCCGCTTCGATGCGCTGCAGGTCAGCCAGTCGTTCGCGAACGTCAACGAGTTTGCGCTGAGCCTGCGCACGCGCCTCGGCGCAGTGCGATCCGTCCTCGAGCTTGAGCAGTTCGGACACCTCGTCGAGACTGAAGCCCAGCCGCTGTGCCGACTTGATGAAGCGGACGCGGCCAAGCTCGTCGGCGCCGTAACGGCGGATAGTTCCCTGCGGCCGATCTGGTTCGGGCAACAGCCCCTTGCGCTGGTAGAAGCGGATGGTTTCGACATTGACGCCAGCCGCGCGCGCCAGCGCGCCGATCGTCATCGCCTCGATCTCGGGCGTGCTGTTCATGGTCTTGACTCCGTACTTAAGTACGGAAGTAAGCTTACTCCATGAAACCAGACACCCCAACTGCGCAAGGCAGTACCGGAGGCGGCCGTGCGGCGCTCGCGGCCGGATTCGTCTCGGCCATCCTCGCATCGACCTGCTGCCTCGGGCCATTGGTGCTGATCACGCTGGGCTTCTCAGGGGCATGGATCAGCAACCTGACGGCCCTCGAACCCTACCGCCCGATCTTCATCGGCGCGGCCCTCGTCGCGTTGTTCCTCGCCGGGCGACGCATATGGGCGAAAGCCCCGGCGTGCGAACCCGGACAGGCCTGCGCGGTGCCGTCGGTTCGGCGCGGCTACGAGCTGCTGTTCGGGATCGTGGTCGCCCTGGTGATCGTGGCGCTCGGCTTCCCGCTGGTCGCGCCCTGGTTTTACTGAACGGAGGTTTTATGAAGAGATTGCTTGGTTTTCCGATGCTGACGCTCGCCCTGATCGTGAGCGTGCCAGTCATCGCCGCGACAAAGACCGTCACCCTGTCAGTGCCGGGCATGAACTGCGCCGCCTGCCCGATTACGGTCAAGAAGGCGCTCGGCAAGGTGCCGGGCGTGGCCAAGACGGACGTGAACCTCGACAAACGACAGGCGACCGTGACGTTCGACGACGCGCGGGCGAATGTAGAGGCGCTGACGCGGGCGACCCAGGATGCTGGCTACCCCTCGACGGTGGTCGGGAGCGTGAAGTGACTGCCGTCGTTCTGGAATCGACGTTGACTTGTCCGGAGTGCGGTCACACCAAGACCGAGACCATGCCTACCGATGCCTGCCAGTGGTTCTATGAGTGCGAGGCCTGCCACGCCATACTCAAGCCCAAGCCCGGGGACTGCTGCGTCTATTGCTCCTACGGCACTGTGCCGTGCCCACCAATCCAGGAGCGTGGCAGAGGTAGTTGTTGCGCCAGCTGAGCGCCAGTCTCAAGCTGAAGGAAAGCCCAGCAGCCGACGCTGCTCGCCCCAGTCGCGAGGCAGCAGGTCTTGGCGGCCACGCAGCGTGTGCAGATTCAGATGCCGGGGCTGGCGTCCGTCCAGGATGGCCTCGACGATGTCGGGGGCCAAGAGGGTCAGGCGCAGCACCTCGGCCACCCAGCCGGGCTCCAACTTCAGGGCGCGGGCCAGGTCGGTCGTCGTGGGATAGCGCCCCTCCTCGAGCAGCCGCTTCCAGTAGAAGGCCTTGCCGAGCGTCTTGATCATCGGCGCATCCAGGCCGCCCGCGGTCGCAGCGGCGGACTCGGGCGTCGGCGGGATCAGGAGCTTGCGGTTCTGGCGGCGCTTGATCGTCAGCGGCACCAGCGTGACGCGCTGGCCATCGCTGACGTAGCTGCGGGCATCGGTTCCGACCTCGACGCGGATAGCGCGCTTGCGCGGGTTCGTCGTGGTGCTCATGCCGGTGTTTCCTCGGTCTGTGCGCTGGATTCCTCGACCAGCGGATGCGCGCCGATCTCGGGCCCCAATCCCAGCCAGCCGTCCTCGCGCCAGAGGATGTCGAGTCCGTGCTCATGCAGTTGGACCCGCTCGATCAGCAGCCGCGCGATGCGTTGCTGCTCGGCCGGGAACAACTGCGCCCACACGTCGCCGATGCGTCGCATCGCCACCACCACCTGCGCTTCATCGAGGGCAGCACCGGCCGGGTGGCGCTGGCACGCCCGCCAGGTGCCGATCAGCACCTCCGGCGCCGAGAGCGCCGCGTGGATCTGCGTCAACACCGCGTTCTCGATCTCGGCCGCGGGCAGATGCCCGACGTCCGGGGCGTCCGGCGCCAGGCTCGCGCCCGCGTTGCGGCGCTTGTGCAGGTAGGGGACGTAGTAGCGGTAGGTGCGTCCGCTCTTCTTCTTGACGAAGGTGTGCAGCATGCGCTGGCCGTCCGGGGCGAACAGCAGCCCCGCGAGCAGGGCCGGATGCTTGGCGCGGTGCTCGCGCGGCGCCTGCTTGCGGCGCGCGATGAACGCGTGCGCGGCGTCCCACAGGTCTTGCGGCACGATCGCTTCGTGTTGGCCGGGATACCACGTGCCGTGGTTGCGGATCTCACCCAGGTAGATGCGGTTGCGCAGCAGCGCGAAGATGAACTGCTGGTCGATGGGTCGGCCCGTGCGCCGGCGCCCGCCTTGGGTCACCCAGGCCTTGGTGGTGTGCCCCTCGACCGCCATCTCCCGCACCAGCCGTGCAGCCGAGCCATGCTCGGCGTAGCGCCGGAAGATGTCACGCACGAGTGCGGCCTCGCGCTCGTTGACGACGAGCTTGCGATCGACGACGTCATAGCCCAGCGGCGGCATGCCGCCCATCCACATGCCCTTCGCCTTGGAGGCGGCGATCTTGTCGCGGATGCGCTCGCCGGTGACCTCGCGCTCGAACTGCGCGAAGGACAGCAGGATGTTGAGCGTGAGCCGCCCCATCGAGGTGGTGGTGTTGAACTGCTGCGTGACCGAGACGAAGGAGACGCCGTTGCGGTCGAACACCTCCACCAGCTTGGCGAAGTCCGCGAGGCTTCGCGTCAATCGGTCGATCTTGTAGACGACCACGATGTCGATCCTGCCGGCCTCGATGTCGGTCAGCAGTCGGCGCAGTGCGGGGCGGTCCAGATTGCCGCCGGAGTAGCCGCCGTCGTCATAACCCTCCTCGACGGCGATCCAGCCCTCGTGGCGTTGGCTGGCGATGAAGGCCAGCCCCGCGTCGCGTTGGGCCTCCAGGCTGTTGTACTCCTGGTCCAGTCCCTCGTCGGTGGACTTGCGAGTGTAGACCGCACAGCGCCTCGATGGCGTGACGGGACCAGGCGTCGGCATGGTCGACGAGGGCACGGAGCGTTGTGATCTCATACCGGCTCCTTCCGTCCGTCCTTGGTCTTGAGGCCGAAGAACGCGGGGCCCGACCAAGGCGTGCCGGTGATGTGGCGGGCAATCGCCGTCAGGCTCTTGAACCGCTGCCCCTGATACTCGAAGTCGTTCGGGCCGCGCACCAGGACGCGGTGCTCGACGTCGTCGAAGATCCGTGTGAGCACGGTGCCCGGCAGCAGCCGATTCGCGTCGTGGCGAAGCTGGCGCGGCAGGATGCCCGTCTCACCGATCTCCTCGAGCTTGCGGCGGGTCGCGGGCTTCAAAGCGCTG